GGGCTTGGCTGGGTCTGTCAAAAAAACGCTGTTAGTGGTTGCGTCTTTTTTTCTTACTGGCATTTGGTTTGCGGACTGTTCGCGTTGTAAATGTACGCCGTATGCTTGGCCGCGTCGACTGTTACAAGGCTTACAACTTGGTACTAGGTTGTCAAGTTCATGCGAACCGCCGCGCCCTGGTTCTATTAAATGGTCTGCTGCTGTTGCTTCACGTTGACCGCACCAATGGCATAGTGGGTTATCGGCTAATAATCGTTTTCGGTTTGCTAGGTAGGTTGCGTTGCCGTTATGTGCTGCCACGTTATGACCTTACTTAACTGGCGCGCGCTGTCGCGCTTGCCCACGGGTTGCGGTGTTGTAGTTCCATGTCGGGTTTACCTCGATTGTGTCGGTTTGTTATCGGTATGTTTGTTGCTGTTATTAAAGCCTAATGCGTTTATGCCCGCCCACGGTTAGCCCTAGCCGTTCCCATTACTGTTACCTATCGCCTGATTATGTTTACAGGCCGCCCCAACGCTTAGCGTTATTACTTTCGTCTAACAGTTTTAACGCGCGTCGGTCTAGCCACGTTCCCGTGGATTAACCCCGCGCCCTGCGAACGGCGTACGGTCTATTGCTACTGACCTGTTGTAAGTTCTGTATCTAATCTGTGCGCGACAATAACACGGCGCATAGCACCATAAACGCAACTGCTAACCATGCTGTACGGGTCATGGCTTTATATCCCTAACACGTACTAAAGCCTCGATTGCTAATAGCAATTCGTCTTGGGATTGGTGCAACGCTTTAGTTGTTTCATCTAATAAACGCTTTATGGCGTCTAATTCGTGATGTAGTTCCATGTTTAATTTGCGCAAGTCTTGTAGCTGGTCATGGCTTCCGTAGTAGCTGTTGTACCTGCTCATTGTTTCCATGCCTCTATAACTTTTGAAGCCTGGCCCATGGTCAAGGTTTCTAGTATTACGTCGTCGGCGTCTAACAATAATTGCATGGCTTCCAATGTTGCCAGGTCGTCTAACCCTTTACCTTTAGCAAGCGCTTTAATCATGTATAACTGTTTACTACTGGCGTGTACGCTGCCCTCTTTAGGTGTACGCATAGGCGTTATGGTTGCTTCGTGGCCGTCTAAACGGGCTTCAACTTCGTTACGGCTAGCTATTGACTTAGCCGCGCCGCAACCCATATAGCCCAGGGCGCGCCCTAATGCCGACGTCATACCTACCATGTATTCGCTTCGTTTCGTGTAAGGCGTGTTACCTGGGAACGGTTCGGCAGCACTAGCTACTACTGGTATTGGGTCTGCTACGTCACGCCAAACGGTGACGGTGCAACGAATAAACGTGCTGCCGTCGGGCATTGTTATTACTTGGTTATCTGTTTCTTGTATGCGTAAATCGGGCCAACGCTTTAACGCTTCCGCTAAACGTGTTGGTACATCTACGTAGTTATCGAGATTAAAGGCCATTGGATACCACTACTTCGCAATTTTGTACGCTAAGAATTTGCATTACTTTTGCTATTTCTTTTGCGCCGTAGTAGGCAGTATTTTTTTGTTCGGCGCAAGCCATTAACACGTTTAGCAACCAGTCGCCCGCGTTTAAATCGTCGGGGCTGTAATCGTGCATAGCAATTAGCAACGTTACTTTTTGTAGTTGGGTGTCGGGTGTTTCTACTTTTTCGGTCATGTCGGGTATCTTTCTATTAGTCGGGTTTATTTAACTTGCTTGTTGTATATCTCAACGGTATCACATAGATAAAACGGTACGCCTAAAAGCCCTATGGGCATTAGGTCTGCCGCGTCAATTTTAAATGAACCGTCGCCCATATCGTGGCCAAGTTCGCGGCCATGCGAACCCAACAGATAGCCCAAAATGTATACGGTTTGTTCGTCTACTCGGCATTGAATAAAACGGGCGTCGTTTTTATCTTTAGCGCGTATATATAAATCGTCGCGCGTTGCGCTTGCCCTTACTTGTAGTTGTCCTACGTCGCCTTGTAGTTTTGCAAACCCTTCGGTTACTGCGCCGCCCCAATATTGTTGGGTTGCTTTTGCTACGGCTTGTTCGGCTATTGCGCCAATTATGTCTTTACCAAATTTTAATTCGTCGCGCACAAAATTTAGGGTTTCGGGGCGGTTAAGTCGTTTTGCGCTTATTCGACGGTCAACGCCTGCGTATGCGGCTGTACGTAATTCGTCTAGCGTTAACGTCACTTTTAAACCAAATACGGTTGGGTCATTTGTTATTGCTTCCATAGTGTCGGGTTCCTTAACGGTTTGCGTTTGGTGCAGGCTTTTAAATCTTTGTGGCTGTATAACTTTTTGGTTGGGTTAGTTTTGTGCGGTGTTTCTTTAAGTATTTGACCGCAAGCGTCGCATTTCATATACCGATAATTACGGCCATAGCGGCGGTGATTACAGCGGCAGCGAATTTGTGTTCGTCGCTTGGTGTTCCGTTTAAATACTTTTCGCGCAATATTGCTAGTTCGTCTAACAATATGCTGTGGTCGACGGGTTTAGGTGCTGGTATAAAGTTTGGTCTAAACACTTCGTCTACAAAATTTTTAAAAGTTTCTGCGTACTTTTCTGTATACATCTGTCGGGTACTTTCTGTTAGGCCTGGGTCGGGTATCGGGTATTCGGTCATGGGTTAGGCAACGCCCATGGGCCGTACCCTGAATTATGCCATATGGCTATAGCGCTGTTTGTGTTCACTACAGGGTCAAATAAATCGTTACAGGTTTGTAATATGCCTTGGGCTTGTAACCAGCCTGTAGGCCAATACTTGTTAGGTCGGCACCAGTAGCCGTTAATTTGATAATACCCATAACTGCCGCCGTTACTGTCTTTGGCATTAAACGCGTTGGCTTTGCAGCCGCTTTCACGGTAAATAATGCGGGCAACGGTACCCATTTCGGTTAAAGGCCAGCCCGCGCGCTGGGCTAGTTGTAACGCATATTGGCAGTCTGTTAATGGTGCTGCCGTTGTAGTTGTCGACGGTGCCCTAGGTGCCAAACTGACCGTAACGGGGGGCGTTACAGGCAGGGCGCTAGGCGCGTTGTAAGCGTCGTAGGCGTACGCAAGGCCCGCCATGCTTATAGTGACAGCCGTAAAGATTTTGGCTATTAAAAAGTTCATGCAATACCCCTTTTTCGTCGGTCTTAAAACCGTAGTAGACGCTTACGCGTTAGGTGGTGATACTGGCCTAAGCCCTTGTAGGTACAGGCTTACAGGTTCGGGGGTTTTGTCGCCTGGGTAATAAAACCAGTGCCACGGCTCTTGCGGCATGACCTCTAATGACCAGCCATATAGTGGGCCTTGTTCGCACATAAAGGCAAACGTTTCGCCTTCCATGTTTGCGTAGTCGACGGCTAAACCTAAGTTATGGCGGCTGCTACCAGGTGCAGCTAGTGGCGCGTTGCCTGGGCGTAGGTAATATTTGCGGCCTTGCCATGTTCGGGTAGACGCGCCGTCGATAGGTTGCAGGGTGTAGCGCTGTAAAAATCCTGCGGTTTGTTGCGCTAATGACCTATAGCAGTCGCCTGCCGATATTGGTTTAAATTGTTTTATACCTGCAGTAAACGCGGCGGCCCTGATTGCGTTGTATGCGTTTGCGGCGCGCGGGTGCAGTTTGCCGTATGGCTTTATATCTACAAGCATATTGGCGGGTAGTTCGCCTGGGTTAACGTGCCCCAACGTGGCAGGTAATACCAGTTTTTTAATTAGTGGTATTGCCACGGCCAAAAACTTTATCGCCTGGGTTAGCCCAACGCATAAGCGGCGGTAACAATGCCGCTATAGCGGCTTTACCTAAGTCGCCTGGTTGACTGTTGCCAGTCATATAAACCGCTAGTACGGCGGCAATAACTGAACGACAGTAACTTGATAAAAGCGCTTTAAGATTTTTCATGGTTTTGAACGTGCCCGTCTATTTTTTGTTCTATTCGGCCTAATGCTTTATATGTTTCTGCGTGGTCTTTTTGGCTTGTTTTGTCGGCGCGGTTAATTATTGCTACTAGGACAGTAAAACCGCCTGCAACTAGCGCAACCCATAACGTTTGCAACTGCTACTACTTTTTATTTAACGGTGCAAGCGGATACGGGTTTGCGTCTTTTACCGCTTGTACGGCTGCTTCCCAGGCTTCTTTAGTGTTTGTGCCGCGCTGGTATTCAAAATAAAGGCCGTCGGATTGCGCTTCGTATTGGGTTCGGCGTGTTGTTTCAACTTGTGCTACTTGGTCGTTGTAGGCAACTGTTGGCCATTGGGCGTCTAGTTCGGCTTGCGTAGGTTTTGTCGTACTATCTAACCAGGTAAGACCGTCGTAGTCGTCGCCGTTTAAAGTCCATTGGGCGCCAGGATAATTTGCAATAAGAATTTTTGTATAGTCAATCATGCCAGCACCTCAATAACTGTTATAGATGACGCTAGACGCGGGTCTTGGCCGTCGGTGTCGCGGTTGTTTCTATTTAAGTAACCTGTAACCGCGTTTACTAGCATTTGTACCTTGTAGGTAGTTGCCGACGTTGTAGCGGGGCTATCTAAAAATATTGCTGCAACGTTAAAAAAGTTTGTACCGATATTGTCGACGGCAGCACCAAAACCTAACGGCCTAGAACCTGCTGCAGTACCCGCAAAAATAACTGTAGAACCGCGCAAAAGTCTTATTGTTGTATCGTTATCGCCTTGGCCTAAGTTGGCGTCAACCATTACTAAAACTTGGCTTGTAGCAGACGTTGGCGTAATGGAAACAGTAAAACCCGTAATATCTGTAAAACTTGTTGCAGTTTGGCTATAAGTATCGCTTTTAACTGTTTGGACAATTTGCCCAAATTTACTGGTTGCAGCGTCGGGGAAATATACGGCTGCCGACGCGCTAGTAAAATATAGTTGGCCGCCGCCCCATTGGGGAATTGACAATGAACCAGCGCTAGTAACAGTTGCCGTTCCAGCCGTTACAACGGTTGCGCCCGTGTTAATATTTTGCAGTCGTAAACTGTCGCCCGCCGAAAACAATGACGTATTAACGGTAATTGTTGTAGCGCTAGCGCTATTCATTACAACGCGCGTACCTTTATCGGCAGCTACTAAAACATAGTTAGCGGTCTTAGTCGATACGGTTTGGTTGTAATCGTTGCCCTGTAATGCGTTCATTTGGTCGGCGGTTAGCACCTGGGCGGCAGTAAAAGTTTGTATAGCCATAGTCTTAGCCTAGAACATTATCGGCGTCTATTGTGCCATATATTGGGTCGTTCAAAATTAGTTCGTACACAATTACCGTGTTAGCGGTATAGAACGTAACTGTATGGCCGTTGCTTACATTTACCAAAATGTCTATGCCCTCTATCGATAGTTCTTGGGCTACTTCGCCACCAGCAATAGTGTTAGTAATCGTTATGGTGTCGCCAATGTCGACTAACGCCAAGGTTTCGCGTTGAGGTGTTGTAAGCATTAAGTAATCGGTTTGTACGGCGTTAAACGTGGCGATAGGTTCGCCCTCTAACAGGTAGGTTGCCAGGGTTAAAGCTGCCGCGTCGTTATGTAAAAGGCTGTTTGTAATGCTTAAATTTTGAATTAAGTATTTAGCCTGGCTTGCTGCGTCGTCGGCTACTTGTGGGCTTGTGGCGCCTAAGTGTTGAATACTGGCCCTGTTTACGATTACGTCGGCGTTGTAAATAATGCCTAAACTGTTGTACGGAATATTAGTTCCGTCGTCGTGAAAATCGGCGACACTACCCGAAAGGGTGTTACCTATGCGCGGTTGGCTAGTTATGTCACCCGTTCGCGACATAAAAATACGGCCCTGTTCGGCTGCCTGTATTTGGTCTATGTACGCTTTAACGTTTGTACCTTCGGCAACCGTGTAGGCAGCTGTTCCGCCTAATGTTTGGGTGCCTGTTGAAATGTTGCGGGTTAACGCTGGGTAGGCAACTTCGGGCAGGTCTAATACAGCCGATAGGCGGGCGCTTGATAATTCCTCGGCTACGTTGTATTCGGCTAAAGCTGTTTGGGCTAGTAAATAGAAATCGTCGGCGCAATATACCGTTACGGTGTTTTGGCCGCCTAGTTCGTAGTTGTAATCGTACGACACTATTTGTCCTACGAACAGGGTTATAAACGTGTTTAGGCTGTTGTATCTGCCGAACGATACGCGGCGTAATGGTGCCAGGGTAAATACGCCTTGGGGGTCGACGTAGGGGCTTGATGTATACAGCGGGTTTAGGGTTCCGCCTGCCAGGGTGTCGTTTAAGTTAAATGACATTGTTCCAGCGCTAAATTGGTCGCCTACGTCACGGCGCCCGCGTTTAAGGTTTACATTTGTTGAGTATTCCAGCATTGGCGCAAATTCTGTAGTTCCGTCTAATACGTATTGGGTGCCGTTTAATACGCCGCGCGTTGCGTCGTCAAGGGTAAACGCGTCAAGCATAAAACCCGTGTCTATAAACAGTTCGTAGTTACCGCTTTCGATTACTGACGTAGCCATTAAGCAACCGCAATATTTGCGGGGCCTGCCGCCCTGTTGTATGCCCTAATAGCGTTTACAACGGCTTCGCCTATTTCGGCGCTAGTCGATATACCGCCGCTTACGTTGACTGTTACGCCCTTCATGCCGAACGGGTCGCCATAGTCAAAACTTGGTTGCGATATTGGGGCCGCTACTGGCATAGAAATAGCGTCGTTAAAACCAGCCGAAATGCCTTTAACGTCTGCCAGTTTCAAGCCCTTACCTGCTAGTCGCGCTTGGGCTACAGCAAACGCGGCTTCGACGCCTCTTAAATATTGTTGGGCGTTAGATACGCCCGCGCCGTACCATTGTTGCGCTGCAGATTGACCAATTAAATTGGCTGCTTTTTTGGCGCTTTCAACCAGCGCGTTAGTTTCAATAATGGCAGTAGAACCGCCTTTAATAAGTTCGGCAGCAATAGCCGCGCCGCTTTCCCCACCTGCAGCTAATACAGCTTGTAGCGCGTCTTGTGATAAACCTGCTTTTAGCAACGCTTCAACGTCGGCGCTATACCTGTTTATCCCTGCTACTTGGTCACGCAAACCCGACAAAAAGCCTTTACCCGTGTCGTCGCCTGCGTCTTTAGCGTCTTTAAAACTAAACGCGTCTTTAAGACCTGTAGACACGCTTTCGGCAAAATTGTTAAACGCGCCTTGGGCGTCGTCTAAACCTGTTTTGGCTGCGTCTAATGCTTTTGTTAAATCATCTTGTAAAGCTTTAGCGGCGTCGGTAACTGTTGTATTAACCTTTTTAGCTGCCCCGCCTACCTTGTCTAATTGTTCGGCTACTGGTTTTAATTTAATGCCCAACGCTTCGGCCTGGCCGCTTAACCTGTCGGCGGCAGCGCCGTTACGTTTCGCTTGGGCTTCTTGTTCATATAACGCGTTAGTTAAATCGTCGATATACATACGGCTTGCTTGCATTTGTAAATCGGTTAAAGCCAAATTGTTCATTACTTCGGCCATGGCTTTTTTGTAGCCTGGCACCAAGTTTATTAAACCTAAGGTAAGTAACTGCAACGCGTTATTAGCGTGTTTAGCCATGTTGTTATATTCGTGGACTACTGACGCCGCCCACAATTTGACATAGGCGCCTACTACGCCCATGTTGTCTAAAAATGCGTTTAACGCGCCGCCTAAACCTTCTTTACCAAACGCTTTTATAGCTGCCGCTGCCGCGTCGGGTAGTCGACCTATCGCGTCTTTAACGTAAATGTTGTTAAGAATTGCGTAACCGATAGTTTCGTTTAATTCCGACCAAACAGTACCCAGGCGTTTTAGTTGCCCTTCATAGGTGTTAGCGGCTGCAGCTGCAGCGCCGCCAAATTGTTTGGTTAGTTCGGCTTGTGCCAACCCAAAATCTTTTGTTTTAATAATGTTGGGGTCTAGCGCTATACCTAGTTTTGTTAAACCTGCCAAATTTCCATTAAAAGCCTTGCCTAAAGCTAACGACACGCTTTCTAAATCGCGACCAGTACCCGCCGAAATATCCATGGCAAGCCCTAACAAGTTTTGGCCTGCGGCTAAATCATTTGTTGCACGTACAAGCGAACCTAACGCGGGGCGTAGCGCGTCGTCGGCTACGCCAGTAGCAAACTGCATTTGGCTTATAAAATCCTCGGTTGCCGCAATAGTCATACGCGACGCGCCCGTAGTGTTTTCTAATTGCTTGGCTAGTAGCGCTTGGCTTTTTTGGTCCTCAATAGCGGCGTTAACAGCTTTAGTTAAACCTGCGACTACTAAAGCGGTTGAAGCTGCAAACGCGGCCCCTACTGCTACGCCTGTTTTGCCAAACTTGCCAAACGCTTTTTCGGCTTGCGATATACCAGCGTCGGTAAACGTCGTAATAATTGGTACGTTAATTGCCACGGCGCGATTTCATTTCTTTATTGCTACGTGCCATAACCTTTTTAACAATGTCTGTAACCGCGCCCTCGACTGCAGGTCGGGCGGCTTCTACTCCAGGTTCCGCCGCGCGCGGTTGCATTGTGCCTACCATTTCTAAATTGGTAACAAACGCGCCTTTAGTTTTTGCGCCCGCATGGTCCCAAATTGCGCCAGCCGCGTTATTTTGTCGCAAGGTAAGCAAGTTGTATGGTCTTGCGGATACCGTCGCGTTGCTAAATTGTTTTTGTATTGTTCGTTCTTTGCGACCTGACCTATTAGTAAGAATTTTAAAACTTGTTACCACTAGCGAACTATCCCATTTGGTACCGTCACGGCCTTTAATTAGGTTGCCCCTTGCCATACCGCTTAGGGGTGGCGCTGTAGGTACTAATGAACGTGCCGCTACAAGTATTGGGGTTGCTGCTATGCGAATATCTTTTCTTATCGTTTTGGCGTAATCGGGTTCCACGTCTTTAAGAGTTTTTAAGGTTTCTTGAATACCTTTAATTTCTAGGGTGCCTGGGGTGTACGCCATAGGGGTTACTTTCGTTGTTTGTTGTTGTCCGATAATACAGCAACGACGGTAGCCAGGTCGTCTATGTCAAACGGTATAGACGGGGGCCACCACGAAATGGCTACCAGTAGTTCGCATAACTGGCGCCCGTGGGTGCCCCTTAGGTGGGGTTTACGGCCTCGGTGTCAACTACTTCAATGTTTGTTAAGCCTTTAACGAACGTGTCAAATTCGCTAGGTACAACAATTTTGTTTAGCTTTGACGCTTCGTACGCCATAAATGCTAAATCCTCTATGCCGATACCTGCGGCCATGTCGGACGCTTTACGTTTGTATTTGCGTTCCCACAAAATAATAACGTACAAGTTTGTTACCACCTCATAGGCGGTATCGGCTGTTTCTACTTTTAACGTAAGTTTCATTGTCTGCCTTTTGTGTCGGGCCTTTGCAGGCGGTTAATTAAACTTCGACGACGCTATAAATTCCGCCCGTAAATGTCACGCTAATTTGACCTAAAGCGCCTAAGGCTGCTTCGTATGGCAAGGCTTCCAAATAGGCGCCCGTAAGCGTCATGGTTGGGTTTGTTGCGGTGCCTGGGCTTGTTGCACTTGGCGACCATGAAACGGTAGTAGACGTGCCTACCAGCGCTTTAAGCGTTGCGTAAGTTTCGGAAGCTGCAAACGATAGGTACAGGTCAAGGCTAAGGGTTGAATTTTCTAGGCCTGCAACATAAACGCGGGAACCTGAACCAAACGCGGTACTTTCCAACGCCTCGATAGTGCGCGTAAAAGTAAGGCCGTGGCATTGGTCTTGCAACGAAATGCTATTAACGGTTACGTTTGGTGATGAAAGATATGTGCTGGTAGCCATGGGCTTTACTCCTCGTTTGTGTCTGTCTTAGTTTTAGCACCTTTAGGCGCCTTGGTGGGGGATTGAATAATAAACCCGCCTGCTAACAGTGCGTCGACGTTAATGCCGTCTACTGGTTCGTATGTGTCGCCAGGTGTACCGATACGGGGGCTAACTATTTCGTATTTCATATGCACCTATTCTAGGCGGTTGCCTGGGCTTGTAGGGTTATGGTCAAGTCGTAGGCGGGTAGTTCGCTGCCGCCGATAATTGCGATAGTTGGGCGCCCGTCGGTTACGCCAATTTTCTTGGTAACTACCTTGCTAGCCAAGTTGAGTAGTGACCGTTGCGCGTCAAGGTTGCCAGGCCCCAACGTAATTATGCGTATTGGGAACGTCATTTCTACAACATTATTTGAATACACGGTAAACGTAGGGGCGTCTATAAACGCGCAAGGCGGTACAAGGTTACGGGGGTCTGTTACTACCTGTAGGCCTGTAATGGTCGTTAGCGACGCTGCCAAGTCGTCTAGCGCCTCGTTAAACAGGTCTGTAAAAGCAACAGGCATTAGGCAACCTGCGGGCGGGGAATACCTAAAAGTTGTTTAATCATTGGCGACAGGCCAACGCTGTTACCTGCGGGCAGGCCGTCAAAACTGGCAAAATCTGTTACAGCTCCACGCTGTCGATACAGAAAACCGCCGTAGGCAATAGTTCCCAGGGTAACGCTGTTACTTGGGCTAGTTGCTTTTTGGTCTATGTAGCCGCTTTCTAAACGTCTTGTAAAACAAAAATCGTTTGCAGCTGCCGCGCATTGTGTAAGAAAAGTTGTATCAAGCGCCGACGCGGTACCGATACCTAGCCAATCCTCAATTTGTTCAGCTGTAACCCACGTACAAGGAACGGTACCTAGAGTTACGGTGCCTGTTGCTGTAGTCCGTGTAACGTCGCTAGCAGTTTTTGCGTACAAAATTTGGAACGGTACGGGCACCTGGTAATTAAAAAGTAAATCGCCTTCGTCGTCTACGCCAATAAACAAATATTCGGGTATGTCGTAAACGGTTACGGTGCCGTTAAAAGTTGCGTCAACGCCCGCAACAATAATAGACGCGCCTACATACACTTCGTTAGGTGTAAGCGTTTCTATTACTGCGTAGTTGTCTAGTAGCGTTTTGTGCGCTACTTGGTATACCTGCGTCATGGCGGTTAGGCCGCCTTTCGGTTAGACGAACTTAACGAATTTTGTAGCGTCTGCCATAAATGAAGCGGCATAGCCACGGTACGCAATAGTGCGGCCCAAGGTACTTGGAACGTCTACAGAAATTGCGCCCTTTTGCTGTTCGTAAAATTCAAACCCTGCGGCTGGGCCTGCAGCGTGGCCCATAAATGAACCTGGCGTATCCTTGTCAACTACTAGAACCAACCCAAGCGGATTGCCGTTCCAATTAGCTGCCGACAACTGGCCTGGCGCGTTCATAGCCCCAATTTGTGGGAATACTGGGCGGCCTGTGCTGTCAACCAACGAACCCAACGCGGCCCATGTTCCAGGTGTTACCACCATATGGGTAGGTAGGTAATTCGTGTTTAACGAAATTTGGCGGGCGCCTTCGTAAATTGCGGCAATCCAATCGGCGGGGTCTGTCGTGTCGGCAACTGCGCTGGTTTGTGAAATTGCACCATGGCAAGTATCTACCGCGTAATTGTTTGTTGCTTGTCCGTAAGCAATAGCCAACTGATTTAAAACAATGTTAATTGACGCAGGGTCTGTCCAATCCAAATCTTGTTCGGACATTGTGACGTATGTACCGAAAGTAAGTTTAGAAATATCGGTGTTTGACACGGTAACAGTTGACGGGTCAAGTGTATTTAGTTGACCTGTTGGCTGTTCAGTAACTACAGGCCGTACCGTAATTTTTGGGCGGCGAAATGTTGCGCCCGATTGCGGCATGGCAGATACGCCAATAGCGGTAACGAAAGGCCTAATAGGGTTAAGCCCGTCATACACGCTGCCCGTAATAATTTCTGGCAAAATACCAGGGGTATCGGCGGTAGTGATGTTTGGCGCGGAAGCTTGAATACGTGCGTTCATTTCTGCAAGTACGTTGCCGCCTTGTACCGTCGCTGCAATAAATTCGCTAGCTGTTGGCAATTTGAAGCTTCGCGGTTGCGCGTAAATAACTGGCGCGACGGTTGCGGCTTCGATAACGGCTGGGGTTTCTGTTGGCTGTGTCATGGTGTCTAACTCCTCGTTAGGTGTTTCGGTTTCTATATTATCTATTTGTTCGGGTTCTTGTGGGATACCCTGCGACGCCGATACGCGGTCTACGGAAGCGCCCGCAAACGCCCCGAAAGGCACTAGCGATAATTCTTGCCAGGTAGCCTCGCTAATAATCATTGTGCCCGCTTCGTCGTAACTAAAACGGGTTGGGTTAACGCCAACGCTTACGGCGTCTAGTACGCCGTCGGCTGCTAATACCAGCGCTTCGTTGCCTAACGTTGTTTCGGATATGCGGGCTTCGTACATCATGCCCCCAGGTGTATCGACCATGGCGGTTACAAGTCCTACGGCCTGGGTGCTGTCATGGCCTAAATAAAGTTTTGGCATTTTGCCGCCGCTGTTTAAGCTGCCTGGCATAAACATAACTTTTGTACCGTCGTTTACTGTTGCTTCGACGTTGTACGGCAGCGCTAAACCTGCAAGGGTTCGGCGTGGCATACCGTTAGGGCCTGCGGCGTCTAGCGTTAAATCTTGTTGGGTTAATTTAAGCATTTGGCATTACTCCTACTTCTTGAACTTGTGCGGGTGTATCGTTTCCTGTTAAGTAGCTTTCGCTTAGGTAGTCGTCGATATCGAATTTGACGTAGGTACCGCGCGGCAAAACGTTACCCATAGATAGCGTTTCGGCTATGCAGTCCATAAACAATTTGGCGCCGAACATATACAAATCTTGGCGCGCTTGGGTGCTGTTTTGATAACTGTACGAACCAGTAGCAACGCCCAACAAATACGGCGGGCAATTTGCTAAGCGCGCAATTTCTAGCGCTTGGTATTCCGACGCGGCTACTAGCATTTGTTTACTGGCGTCGCTGTTCGTTTCCGTGTAGGTAACAAATTCATTTAAAACCGCTACAGAATTTGTAAGCCTTGCATTTTCAAAAGATTGCCCTAATTGTTGCAATTCTTCCGCGCTAAGGGGTTCCCCTGCAACTTGCCGCAATACGCCCGTAGGCAGCAAACTACTGCTATTGCGTAGGCGAGCCTGCTCGAGCTTAAGCGCTGTTAAAACGGCGTTCGGGCTTGTGTATAGCAAACCTTGTATGGGGCTAATAAATTGCACGACGTCGCGGTGGTCGATAGGTAAACCGCTAAACATAATTTGTTTAGACGGCGCAAAAAATACGGGGCCTGCCTGGTCTTGTGTTAAAACCATGGCGCTAGGCATACGTTGAAAAGACTTGGGGTACCCGTCGCTTGACCTCTCCGTAACATATAAAAAGCACCTCTGCGTAAAAAATAAATCATCAAATAACCATGCAAGCGTTGTGCTATTTGGTAGCGACGGGTCAAGTTGTCTAGTCCAGGCGCGCGGTGCTATTTCTATTTGTTCAAGTTCACGGCTAATAGGGTTCCAAATTTCGTTATACATTTTTAAAGGCGTACAGCCGATTACTGACGCCAATAAATCGCGTGCCCTAGTAATGGCAGGTACGGCCATAGCGCGTTGGCGGGTTGCGCCCTGGGTAAACGCATAAAAGTTATCGAGTTGTGACGCGCCAACATTTGAACCAGTAGCCGCCGCTTTAACGGTAGTACCGATTGCGGCTTTGTTCACTTTGTTAAATAACGCCATGCGGTAAGTCTGCCATATCTGTTAAAAGTTTGGTGGCACTACCCACGGTGAAGCGGTCTATTTCTTTTCCCGACGAAAAGGTAAGCCGTCGTAGGTAGTGCCGTCACAATATTAGCGGTTTAGCGTAACTACTAGGGGTTTGCCTACTAGCTGCGGTTTAGACGCTAACGCGGCAGCCCAAACCATGCACCTAGCCAACGTGATAGGCCCAGGGCTACGGGTTGACGATAGGGCTACGCTGCCTTGGTGTTTTATCAGTACGGCGCGCTCGACGTGTTCTATTAACTGGTTTTCGCCGTGATGATAAATACGGTTTTCTATAATCATATTTTTTACGGGTGCAGTCCATTTCAATAGTTCGCGATAACCAACAATAGTTTTACGGCGTTCCATATTTGGCGGTAAATGTATTTCTAGTCCTGGCGTTATTGCTACGCGCAACGTTGGCGCTAACGCTATTTCGACTTCAACTAGGCGCCACGTTTCGGCAAGGGTGCCCGCCACAAACGCAACGGTTACCGCTGTTTTTAGTCCTACTTGTACGGCCCTAACGCCGACATATAGGGCGCCGTCTTGGTCTACTTCAATAGCAAGTATTCCGCCTGGGGGTATTGGTTCGTCGGATTGAAGCGCTTCAAATACTCCAGGTTCCAGCCAACCGTTTTGGGTTGCTGTCCACGTGTTGACCGACGCGCGTAAAAAGGCGTTGCGGTTTGGGGCTTCGCTTTCTGCCTCAATTACGGACATTTCTAACGTGTAACCCAACGCGGGGTTTGCGTACGCCCAGGCAGTAGGTGTCATTAAATCGCTGTTTGGCGGTGGACTAAATTCGGCAAAAAATAGTTTGGTTTGTTCGCCGCTATCTATTGCGCGTAATCCTTGTTCGCGCCAACGCAACATAGCTTTACTGTCTTGTGTACCTGCCGTAGACATCATTACAAATAACGGGTTTTTGCGGGCGCGTTGCGACGGTAGTAAACCTTCGTCTATGGCGGCTTCGCTAATATCCCAAACTTCGTCGGCTACTACTAGGTCAACGCTGTAGCCGTGTCCAGCTGCGGGCGTGGCCGCCCTGGGGAACCATACCGAATTATCGGGCATTGTTAAAACCATGCGCCCGTATGACCATGATACGTGGGCATTAAACTTAGTTTCTAATATTGGCGCTAAATAAGTAAACAACGCGGTAGCCAAATCAAGTTTGTGCGCGACAGTAATAACCGTTTGCGCCTGGCCGCGCGCTTTACCCTGCGTAGTCAACCACCAACCGACAAGCGACGCAATAGCAACCGTTTTACCGTTTTGTCGTGCAACAGACACAAGGCCTACACGGTGCAAGTAATCCCCGTTGCTATCCATAGCCGTTAAACCATGCAAAATGTTTAATTGCCAGGGCATTAGGTCTACTCCTAGTACTTCTTTTGCAAAATCCCCAATTTCGATTACAGCCGAATTTTGACCGCTTGCAGTGGTCGTAATCAATCGCGGCATATCGTGGCCAGTTCGCGCCAGTTCCGCCAAATCCTTATGAAATATAGGGTTAATATCT